GAGCTGCGCCGCGCGCGCGAGGAAATCACGTTCACCGCACGCTTCCGCCTAGAGGCAATGCAGGTTCGCGCGGGCGACACGGTCATGATTACCAACGCAAAGCTCGGTTGGTCGTCGAAGGTTTTCGAGGTGATGGAGTGGCACTTTGCTACCGACGGCAATCCGCCGCAGCTCTACATCGACATGACGCTGCGCGAAACCGCGTCCTCGGTTTACTCATGGACGGTGTCCGACGAGGTTTATGTTGCCGACTCGCCAAACACGACGTTGCCCGACCCGTTCACGCTCGGCGCGCCATCGAGTCTTGCACTTACCGCAGACGGCACCACGCAATTCATCCAAGCCGACGGCACCGCGGTTCCGCGCATCAAGGTGAAGTGGACGCCGCCAGCCGAGGAGTTCATTCAAAGCGGTGGCGCCGTCGTCATCGAATACAAGCCGAGCACGAGCACGACTTACCTGACGTGGAGCCGAGTCGAAGGCGCGCAGACCGAAGATTATATCAGTTCCGACGTGAAGATCGGCACCAACTACGACGTGCGAATCTTCGGAGAATCTTACTTCAAGATCAGCACGAGCTATGTCACCAGCTCGGTCACGGTCGCGCCGGACACTACGCCGCCAGCGACTCCGACCGGACTCACTGCCATCGCCGGAACTGGGCAAATCATATCGCTCGACTGGGACGACAACACCGAACCCGACTTCGGCGAATACGGCGTTTGGCGCAACACGACCAACGATTCAGGCGGCGCATCGAAGATTGCCGAGACGCGCGCGAGCCGATTCGTGGACGTCAATCTCACGCTCGGCACGGTTTACTATTACTGGATTTCAGCCTACGACCGCAGCGAGAATCAAAGCGCAAAGAGCACCGGCGCGAGCGCCACCGCGGTGGCCGTGACCGCTGGGCAGACGGACAGCACGCCGCCAGCCGATCCAAGCGCGCCGACAGTCAACACGACCGGAACTTATTTGAGCGGAGACGGCACCACGCTCGCGCGCATCGTCGTCAATGTGCCAGCGTTCACAACGCGCTGCGTCATCATGAACGTGCTTTACCGCAAGAGCGGAACGGCTGGATGGATTGTCGCAGACCAGCGCAGCACCGGCGGCAGCACGTCATCAATCGACGACCTGACGCCGAACGTGACTTACGAAATTGCCGTTCAAGCGTTCAGCGCGTTCGGTGTCGCAAGCAACATCGTGAGCGGTGGAACGCAGACTGCGCCGAACAACTCAACGGCTCCTGCTACGCCGAGCGGTTCAAGTCTGTCTAAGATCGGCGTGACGCCTAAGCTCATCGAGAGCACGCGCGAGTATTATTTTGGCACACGCGCATCTTGGACTCCGAACACCGAGACGGATTTTGATCACTACGAAATCAAAGCGACCGCAACGAACAGCAGCAGCGCGACGGACTACACTTGGTTTGGCGAAGCTGGCGGATCAAACTCGTTGGTCTCAACCAAGGCCAACACGATGTGTTTATATGCCGCGACTCCTTCAACGGGCTTTACTTTCTTGCGCGCAGTCAATCGCAGCGGTGTCGCGTCGGCATGGGTGTATGTCGGCTTGGCCGCTGACAACGCTTTTCTTGGAGCCGGTACGGTCAGCGCACAGGACAAGAGCGACGTGAGCGTGAGTGGTATCAAGACCGGAACGACCTCAGCATCGAGCGTGCGCCAAGTCGCCGCCGTGTTTCAAGCATCGCACGTCGTTGCGCTCTCCGGTGGTTCGCCAACCGAGACGTTCTCGGTGGACATTTCCAACCGTGGATTCTCGACCAAGCCCGACGTCGGTGTCGGCGGTTGCGTCAATGCTGACCTGCTCACGGCTTACGATTTCGACAACGGCTCAAATAGTTCCTCGACTGCTTACGTTCGCGCCTCGACGTTGGACGGCAGCAACATTGGTGCGGGCAATTACCGGTTCAATCTCGACTTCACCGAATACAATTAATCATGGCTCTCCAAAAAACAATCGCTCTGCCGTCCGGTATCTCTGGCAATTATATTCGCCTCACGTCGTATCGCTACGACCGTTCAACGCTGGAGGCGTCGGCGATCTTCGCGCTCTACCTCGACGCAGCACACGCGCAGGCTGGTGCGGATTACCTCGTGCCGGTCATCGCCAAGCTCCGACTCAGCGGCGCGAAGTTCACGCAGTACCTCGGCGCGGAAGCACTCGCCGACCATCAAGTCCTCGCTCAACTCTACGTTGCAGCCAAGGCCGAGACGTTGCTTGCTGGCGGTGGGCTTACCTCGATCGACCTAAGTGACGCACTCGATGTCTAAAGGAGCACAACGCTTCATCGTCGTCAGCGACAATCATGGCGACATGGCTGATGAGGCGAGCGTCGGCGCACTCTGGTCGTTCATGAAAGAGTGGAAGCCTGAGATACGCGTCCACGCTGGCGACAACTACGACTTCCGCAATCTACGCAAGGGCGCGAGCGACGAGGAGAAAGCAGCATCGCTGGCAGACGACTGGGAGGCGGGCAACGATTTCCTGCGTCGCTTCTTCGACGGCGGCACGAGCAATCATTTCCTGCGTGGCAATCACGACGAACGACTTTATGAATTTCGCAACTCTTGCTCTGGTATGCTTCGTGATTACGCTACTGATGGCATTAAGCAGATGGAAGCAGTGGTGAAGAAATGCCGCGCGAAGATGCTACCGTATGACTCCGATCTCGGGGTGCTCGATCTCGGCAAGCTCTCGGTGCTGCACGGATTCCATGCGGGCGTCGGCGCGTGTCGAACGCACGCGGCAATTTACGGCAACGCAATTTTCGGCCACGTTCACACCATCGAGACGGCGTCCGTGGCATCGCGCGAACCCGCCGAGGCGCGCAGCATTGGTTGCCTCTGCAAACGCGACATGGATTATGTGAACAAGAAAACCGGAAAGCTACGTTGGGCGCAGGGCTGGGCGTACGGTCTTTTATTTCCAGACGGAACGTATCAGCTTTTCCAGACACGGAACATCGGGGGACAATTCTATGCCGCGACAGAAATCAAAACCTTCGCCGCTTAACTGGGCGCACGAACTGCGCGAAGTGCTCACCGCGAAAACGCGCGAGCCAAAAGGCGAAGGCTGGATGACGACCGAGGAGTTTGCCGAGTCACTAGAGATAGCCATCGGCACCGCGCACAAATACCTTCGACGCGGACTCGCTTCGGGGCATCTGGAAAAGTTCACCGGCACCGCAACTTCTCCCGCAGGAATCAGGATTCAGACGTGGCATCGGCCCGTTATAGCTAAGAAAGAAAAGTTATAAGTCTTTGATTATCAAAGGTAACTGCAAGCGTTGAGAAAGATAGTGAGAAAAGTCTTTTAATTACGGAGGCGTGTGGTATGGTATTCACATCGAAGGGAAAACAACCCTGAGAGAAAAAACCAAAACATGAGCACCACGATTAAAAATAAAACGTACAGCGTCGAAGTAATGGACACAACAAAGCACATCGCTTCAAAGGCCGATTTGATTTCTCGCGGCTGGGATGGCGAAACTTACATCCTAACCGGAAAACGCGGGGCAAAGTATCTCGCCTTCCGTTCTTCTGAAACACTCCAATTTTCAATCGTTTAATCAAACGCGCCGAAGTCACTAAGGCGCACTTTTTTATAATGAACTCCACCACCGCACTCACCCACGCGCTCATCCTTGCGATCCTCGCGCCCGACCAAGCTCGCGCCGACAAGGCCATCGCTCTCGCCGAATCAATCGCCGCAGACTGCACCTCAAAACAAATCGCCGCAGCGAAACGCAACGCAGCTAAACTCGCAAAATGAAATCCACGCTCCTCATCCTCGCGCTCTGCGTCACCGCTCACGCTGCGCCACCCGATTCCTTCTTCCGCGCGCTGCATATCGTCGAAACAAGCGGCAAGCTCGGCCCAACCATCGGCGACAACGGCAAGGCACTCGGCCCGCTTCAAATCCACCGCGCTTACCACGCCGACAGTCGCGTTGCCGGTGACTACTCGCGGTGCGCCGATCTCGATTATTCCAAGCGCGTCGTGACCGCCTACCTCAAACGCTACGCGCCGCAAGCGTGGGCTGCGGGCGACGTCGAAGTGCTTGCGCGAACCCACAATGGTGGAGTGCGAGGAGCGACAAAACCTGCCACAAAAGGTTACGGCGTGCGCGTCAAAGCCTTAATGAAAAAATGAGCCGACCATCGAACCCGCGCAACCGCCCGCGCATCATCTCGGCAATCAATCGAGGCGAGTCGATGAAGGTCGCAGCCTACGATCTGGGCATCTCGACCGGCTACGCCTACCGCATCGCGCAAGACCTCGGCTACGTCGCGCGACTCGTGAACACTTCCGAAATCAAACTTTTGCAGAAACTCAGAAACAAATGACACCCGAACAACACAACGAAATTCTCGTCGAGCTGCGCGCAATCCGTGCCGCTCTCGAAACCAAACCACGCGCGGTCGCTACGGCACCGAGCGCCAGCACGTCAAACGCAACGTCGCTCCCGCCACCCGACCAAGTGATCGAAGGCGCGGCCAGCGTAACGGTTCACTTCGGAAAGAATAAGGGCGTGGCGATTGGTTCGCTCACCGAGAAACAGCTCCTCTGGTACGGCGCAGACCGCGAGCCTCAGTTAAAAAATGACGGCACGCCATTTCCTCCGCGCGCCGAGGACGTGCTACTTAAGAACGCTTGCCGCACGCTCTGGCACGACCGAGTCGCAGGAGCCGCGACCTACGTTGCCGCGAGCGCGCCAACCGGAAGCGACGAAGTGCCGTTCTAATTTGTCGCCGGTAACGACGTAAACCAGAACCCTCCGACGGCGCTCGTGCCGGTGCGAAAATACGCGAGCAACAATTTCCCAAAAGGAAAACCGCCCACCGACTTAACGATGGGCGGCAAAACACAAAACAAAACAGAACCGATAACACAATGGACACGAACGTAAAAACTGAAACTCAAGTCGCGGTCGCAGACACCGCTCCGAAAGCTCAAATCAGCTTCGGCAATCAAGGCGTGCAACTCGCCAGCATCGACGAGGCTTTCCGCTTCGCCAAGGCAGTCGTCGCAAGCGGCTTCGCTCCGCGCGGCATGGAGAAACCGGAGAGCGTTATGATTGCGATTCAGCTCGGCATGGAGCTGGGCCTGACGCCAATGGCCGCGTTGCAAAACACAGCGGTCATAAACGGACGGCCCGCCATCTACGGCGACGCGGCGCTCGCTCTGGTTCGCGCCAGCGGCCAGCTCGAAAGCTACGCCGAGCAAGAAATCGGCGAGGCCGGCAAAGATTCGCACGGCTACAAGATCACGGTGAAGCGCAAAGGATTCGACGCCGCCTCAGAGACGTTCACGACCGCCGACGCGAAGGGCGCGAAGCTCTGGGGCAAGGCTGGCCCTTGGTCAGACTTCCCGAAACGGATGCTCAAGTTTCGCGCTCGCGGCTTTATTCTGCGCGACCAGTTCGGCGACATTCTTAAAGGCTTACGCACCGTCGAGGAAGCGCGCGACATTGCGCCCGAGATCAACGTGACGCCTCTGGCCGACAAAGTCGCTGGCGGACTGAGTGACGCGATTGGAGGTGCAGCATGAAAGCAATGATCAAAGACGGCGGCCCAGCGTTTCCAAATTTTCAATTTACGGAAAATGGAAAAGTTGAAATCTGTCCTCAAGGCGGAATGAGTCTGCGCGACTACTTCGCTGCTCAGGCTTTGGCTGGCATGCTGACTCGCAAAGAGAGCGACGGTTGGACAAACCGTGAAGTTGCTGGCGATTGTTATTCATACGCCGACGCCATGCTCGCCGCAAGGGAGGCCAGCAAATGAACGTGCTCGGCCAAGCCATCCGTCGCTCTGACGTGTACGACCGGAGCCGACTCTACAAACCCGAGCGGCGCGTCCTTGAACGGATGAAGTCGCATCACATAAACGAGAAAGGCGAGCGCGTAGATTCACACGGTCGATACGTCGGCCACGGTGACATCGAGCGCGGACTCAACTTTTTTTTCAGCAAGCGAATCCACAACCAATCGAAAGAAACATGAACGACAACGATCTCAAACAAGCAGCAGTCATTAACGCGGCCACGGAACAATTCCGAGGCTTGCTCGAAACGCACTTTAAACAAATCGCCAAGGCGGCGCAGGAATCATTCGTCGAGGACGAGAACCAGACCGAGCCGAAAGCCAAGTGCGCTTTCTCGGTGGAGTGGGACTCGCTCGCAGCCGCGCCGAAGATCAACGTAAAGGTCAGTTGGTCGGTGCGCTTCAAAGACGAAGCCGAGTGCGAAATCGACCCGCTACAATCGAAGCTGAAACTGGAGGACGCCGATCTGTGAACTCAATCCGCAGATTGATCGGCTGGATTTGCGAATGGGCAACTCTCATTCTGTTCTCGATTTTGCTCATCGTGATCTGGCCTTTCATCTGCGACTCCGAGGACAAAAAAGATGAATGAATCAATACAAGATTATCACGCTAATGTTGCGATCTCGCACTCTAAGTTAGAGTGCTACCGTCGCCGCCCCGCGCTCTACTTCAAAAAGTACATTGCCAAGACGCTCGCTCAACCCGACGAGTCCACGGCGTTCCGACTAGGCAGCGCGGTTCACTGCGCTATCCTAGAGGAGAAGGAGTTTGCTGCGCGCTACGTTCAGAAACCCGATCTCGACCGGCGCACTAAGGAAGGCAAGGCGGCATACGCCGAGTTTGCAGCGCAGCACGAGGGTAAGACTCTACTCGATGCCGACGAACTGGCGCAGGTCGTGGCGATGCGCGAGGCTGTTGCAGCGCATCCTATCGCCTCGCAGCTCCTCGCGGACGGTATGCCAGAAGTGACATGGCGCAAGGAACAGAAGAACGCTCTGGGCGCGCTGCAATGCCGCACGGACTGGTTTAGCTCGCTGGGCTGCGAACTGACGAACGGCGAGCCTTACGTGCTCGACGTTAAGACCGTCGAGAGTTTGGACAGCGACGCGTTCCGCAACTTCGAGCGCGCCGCGTTCTCCTACGGCTACCATCGACAGGCAGGCTTCTACCTTCCTCTCATCAATGAAGTATTCAAATGGTCGGTCTCGCGGATGTATTACGTGGCCGTCGAGAAGGCAGAACCGTACGGGTGCGCGGTATATAAATTATCCGACGACGCAATCGCCCGCGGGCAGGACGAGAACATCGCCGATCTGATTCGCTTGAAGAAAAGCATCGAGGATAACAACTGGCCGAACATCGAACCAGTCCTGCACGAACTCGCATTACCAGCGTGGTACAAATCATGATCACCGCACTCGCAGTCATTGCACTTTGCTCGCTCGCCGTCGTGCTCGCCTACTTTGTAGGACGAGCGGATGGAATCGCGCGAGGCCGTAACGAACAATGGGTCGAGGATTACTTCGACAACCTAAAAAAGCTGCGCGCGCTCAGAGATGAGCTCGGCAGATTCAAGCACAAGAAACCAAAACACAAATGAAGAACACTCGATATGAACAAGACATACTCAACGCAGAAACCGACCGTCGGCTTTTGGAATTTCAAACGCCAAAGGAAATCACCATGAGCATCAAAACATCGACCGCTAACGTATTCCGTCGTGCTGAAATGCTCGGACTCTATCAGCACCGCATCACGCAAGAGGAGCGCGATCATTTGATCGTGCGTCGGAAGGAGGTTACAAAATGAAACCAACTGACGCTTCCCAATTTCCAGAAAACGGAATGAGCACACCAGAAACAAAATTAACGGTTGAGACTTGTAACGGTGCATTTTCACCAGCGCCTTCGATAACTTTCCATAGTGAGAACCGCGAGGTGCTCCGAATCACCCACGATGGACATATGATTACTGGCGAAGGATTGTCCACGGAGGAAGCTACCCAACAGGCGGCAAAGCTGTTAATCGCTTCGTTTGAGAAGGAGATTCAGAAGATGGTGGATGCGCGCATAGCCGTCGAACTCGCCCGCCTCCGCGCCGAGAATAAATTACTCTGCGCCGCCCAGAAAATTTCAGAGGACTCGGACGGAGCGATCGTCATGGAGGTTATATCTCTCCGCGCCCGCGCCGAGAAAGCGGAAGCTGACACAGCGCGGCTGGATTGGCTTGAAGCAAACCCCGAAGCGATTAGAGCGTATTCAATTCACAAGTCCACGTTTGGCAGAAAAGTTTGGTGGGAGACGGGATTTGGCAATTATCATACAGCTCGTGAAGCCATCGACGCGGGCATGAAGGAGGCCAGCAAATGACCTTCTTCATTCACGGCGACCCGAAAGGCCAGCCAAGACCGCGAGCGTTTGCCCGCAAGATGGGCGCGAAGTATGTCGCGCGCGTTTATGATTCCGACGTGGCCGACGAGTGGAAGCAATGCGTCGATAATGCGATTGTCAGAGAATTTATTTTGCGAAAACCAGCCTTCGTCGAAGGCCGAGCATTTGAAGTCGTTGCGACGTTTTGGATGCGACGCCCGAAGTCGCACTTTAACGCGCATGGCTTCGTGAAGCTAAACGCGCCGATAAGACACGCGCAGAAGCCGGACGCCGACAATCTCGTCAAGCTCGTGCTCGACCGCATCACGCGCTCAGACCTGATCTGGCGCGACGATTCGCAAGTTGCCTATCTGACCGTTGCAAAATACTGGGCGGACAAGGATGAGAACGTCGGCTGCAATTTGACTTTACAGCCGATCTTACCGCAGTAACCAAAGCGAAGGCCGTGAAACGCCTATCCATGAAATCAATCAAACAATTTAGTCCGTCAGTTCGCGCGAGGCGAGTTTCATCGCCAAGTTTCACCGCGTGGGCTGGCGGACTTTTCTTTGATTTATGAAACTACCATTTTTGCAATTTTACCCGTCCGACTACTTGGTCGATACGCGCATTTTGACCCTCTCGGCGCGCGGTGCTTGGGTGGACATCCTCTGCGTTCTGCACGGCTCATCGACTCGCGGAACGGCAACCTTTCCGGTTCGTGGATGGTCTCGCATCATGGGCGTTTCCGAAGCTGAATTTGAAACAGCAGTTGAAGAAATCGACGCAATGAAGGTCGGCAACGTGCTACGATGCAGTAACGGTGATGTAACAATAACCTGCCGACGTATGCTAAACGAAGCTATCACGCGAGAACAGACTAGGTTACGCGTTCAAAATCACCGTAACAAAGAGCGTAACAACGAGCGTAACGCATCGAGTAACGCAAGTGTAACGCCCAATAAGTCAGAAGTCAGAAGTCAGAAGCTAGAAGAAGAAGGAGAAAACGGTGCTGAAGCACCGCCGCCCGACTTTGCTTTAGACGACTTGTCGAAACAGACCGAGAAGCCTCAAAAGCAACCCAAGCAGACCGACGAGCAATGGCTGGCCGAACTTGCGACCTCCTCAGCCTATCGCGGCATCGACGTGCGACGCGAGCACGCCAAAGCCTTGGTCTGGGCTGCGGCCAATAAGAAAACGATGAGCCGACGCCGTTTCGTGAATTGGATTAACAAGTGCGAGCCAACGATGGGGCAGCAAACGCCCAGCGGCTCGATCTCGACCTCGTTGCCAGAACCGAACGGATGGCGCGCATGGATTAACGAGAACGCGCCCGATTCGGTCTATGCGCGAGGCGGCGCACGCGAAGGCGAGCAATGGAACGCCCTAGACCGCACGACGCAGGACTGGCTCACAAAGCAGACCGCGCGAGCGGAACAATTCCAACACAAGAAACAAAACTAAACATGAAATCAGAAAGACTAAACCAATCCGACACCATCGCGCTGCGAGCCACGTATCAATACGCGGTTCGCAAGTCGTCCGACATCAACGAGCATCTGCCGATGCTTTCTTTTCTCGCGGAGCAATGCGATCACGTCACCGAGTTCGGCGTGAGGACGGGCGAGAGCACGCTTGCGTTCCTGCATGGACTGCGGGGCAAGTATGACGCGCGCCTTCGCTCCTACGACATCAACGACGATTACGGCGTGAATGAGTTTCATTCGATGACGCTGACCGACTGGGTTTTCGTATTGGCAAGCACGCTAACGATTCCAAAGATCGAGCCGACCGATTTGCTTTTTATCGACACGCTGCATAGCTACACGCAGGTCTCGCAGGAACTCGCGCTGCACGGCGACCAAGCGAAACGCTGGATTGCGTTTCACGACACCGAGACTTTCGGAACCGTAGGCGATGACCGTGGCGATGGAATCAACAAGGCGATTCAAGAGTTTATCGCCGCGCGACCCGAGTGGCGCATCGTGTACCACACGCATCGAAACAATGGGCTGACCGTCATTGAGCGCGAGGTTGCCTAGGGATAAGCGTTTGAAAAAAGATTGACACAAGCGCGCAAACGTCAAAGCCGAGTCCGTGGCAAAGACACTACCAACAAAACCAAAACTGATTTCGAGCCATGCGTGGGCGAAACACCACAAGCTGTCCGCGCAAGGCCCGAAGAAAAAACAAAAACGCAAATGCCCTCCAACGGAAATCATGAACTGGAATTAAAGGAACTCGAAGCCCTGCGCTTCTCGGCCCGTGCAGCTCGTGCGATCACCACGCTGGAAGTTCAGCGCAAGACCATTACGCGCGAATACGGCGAGCGCATAAAGAAGATCAAAGCCCTCATCCTTTTGCTCCAACAGCGCGAGAGCATGGGGCAACTCAGCATCGAGGGCATCGACGCCATCGAGATCACGCCAGAACTTCGCAAGCTGATTTACAACCCAGTCGGCGACCTCTCGTGATCACCTACACGATCAACCGCCAGCCCGTCTATACCGCCGTTTACGACGGCGCAAGCGACTCGGCGAAGCTCACGGCGGAGATCATGGAGCGGCTGGTTGAGATCGAGGAGTGCGAGGTCAGAAGCGCAGCCGACCTATGCCGCCGACTTGCTACGCTCGCCGACCTATCGCCTACGATGTTCATGGTCGTGCTCAGGGTTGGCTCTGGCGACGTCAGCGCGGTAACGCAATCGTTCTCGGAGATGGCCGAGAAGACCGGACGGACGCGGCAGGCTTTGCACTACGAGTTCGGCAAGGAAGTGGCGAAGGTCGCCATCGTGTTTCCCAAGCTCGCGACGCTCATGCTCGACTACCGGCAGACCATCGACCACCACGAGGACGCGAGGAGCGACGCGGACGGATTGAAGGGCGACGCATGATGAAAAGCCTTAGCAATAAATTGAACGAGTGCGACACCCTAGGCAAGGGCGAGGACTGGGCAATGGCTACGGAACGCGAGCTGACGACGCTCGCCACGATGCTCCTAGGGCGCCGTCCTTTGCGATTTGGCGCGATTTGCGACGAAATGCAGGGG